TCATACACTTCATCTGAAGCAGATATTAAATACTCTACATCTTCCAGAACTACCAGTGGTTCTATTGAAGACTTATTGGTTGTCGATCCTGGTGTAAGATATTCCAAACTTCCTGGTATTACTTCAGTTACAAGTGATAATGGAGAGGGTGCTATCTTAGAATTAGATACTGAAACTATTGGCAATGTAGTATCTTATGAGATACAAAATATTGGTTTTGAGTATTCTGCGGATAGTACACTACGTCCTACTGCAAAACTTCCACAACTCTTAAGAGTTTCTCCATTTTCAAGTTTTGATCATATCGGAATTTCCTCAGTAGGAAGATTCTACACAATTGCACCAGATCTTATTGTTCTGGACTCTCTTACCAATAGTGTTATTCGTGATGTTGATCTGAAATATGACCTTGGCGATAAAGAAGTAACCATTCTTAAGAATACAAAAGGAATTACTGATATTGAACCAGTAGTTATTCCTATTAATAATACTAATGGTGTTGGTATCAACTCCATGACTTTTGATTATGTAACACAAGAAGTAACAGTTGGTCTTGCGGTAAGTTATAGCGATGCAGCAGATTATCCTTTTGTTGTTGGGGATAAAGTTCTCATTGAAAACACAAGTGTTGGTATCGGATCTACCCAAAGAGGATATAACTCTTCTGCATATGGATATGCTAGGTTTACATTAACATCAATTGATCCAAATATTGGTGGCGCAAATGGAACTGTAACTTATAGTCTTGACGATTATCTCACATTTGGTGAAAATCCAGGCACATTTAACCTAACATATTCTTCTGGTACAATTACTCCAGAAAAATTCTTCCCAGTATTTGATATTTCTCTTAAAACTAACATTTTCCCTAAAGGAGAAACTGTAGTATCTGGAGAAAATACCGGTATTGTTGAGCATTGGGATAGTCTTAATAAAATATTGAAAGTTTCAAGTAAGGATTCTTTCTCTGAAGGTCAATATATCACTGCAGAAGACTCTCAAAATCAAGGTTTCATCATTTCTGTTGATGAATATGACGCAATTTACACAGTTTCTTCAAATTCCGTCGTTAGACAAGGTTCACACACTGAAAGAGGATTCTTAAACAACAGTTTCCAAAGAATTCATGATAATGACTACTACCAATACTTCTCATATTCACTCAAATCTAAGATTGAGTATGAAGATTGGAATGATGCTGTAAGTAGTATGAACCACACTGCTGGATTTAAGAAGTTCAGCGACTTGATTGTTGAATCTCAGGATGGTGGAGACTTCTCAGGCATATCAACTGCTCAAAATGAAGGAGACTTCTCTGGACTTGCTGATTTTATCAGTGTTATGGACGTAGAATGCGTCAATGACTTTGATCTTGCGACAGAAAGGACCCTCACTATTGGTTCAGACTTGATTTCTGACGAAATTGTCTTCAATTCCGCCATTTTACAAGATTATTTTGAGTCTGTTGGAAACAGAGTTCTTATTATTGACGACTTTAGTGATCGTTTCAACAGTACACCCAGAAATACTCGTTTTGTCGCTGTTGGAACCTTTGATCTTGATACTGCAAATGCACGTAAATTCATTACTTTTGTCAGAGATAGAAGATTTACAGCAGAAAGGCAAATTTACTTGGTAACTCTACTTCATGATGAAACTTACGGTTATATTAACCAATATGGTAGAGTTGAAACTGTTGCTGAGTTGGGTTCATTTGACTTCTCAATGTCTGGTGACCAAGGAGTTCTTGAATTCTACCCAATTGAATACCGAGTCAATAACTTTGACGTAACTTATGTCTCATATAACCTGAAAGACACTATTTCGGGTGTTGGGTCAACTGTATTGGGTGATGTTGTTGAACTTAAAGTTTCAAATGCACTGATTTCTGCTGGTTCTACTGCTGCAAACACTATTGTTGGAATTGAAACCTCAAATACGGCATCTAAAGTCCTCGTTGAAATTGCTGGAACTGACGGAAGCTACTATGAGTTCAATGAGGTGATGATTCTCCACGATGGAACAGATGTTGGGTTCATTGATTATGGACAAATCGTAAGTTCTTCTGGTGCAACATCATCTTCTGGTATTGGAACGTATCATGTTGAGTATTCTGGTTCTAATATTAACCTTGTATTGACTCCAACCGTTGGTGCAGGTGTTTCTTACGTCGTCAATACGATGCAAGTCTCCATTGCTAACACAGCATCAACTGGTATTGGAACTGAGGACTTGAACACTGGTATTCTGGAATCCTCCTACACATCTATTGCAGCGTCGGGTTCACCTTCTCAGACGACTATTGCCGAATATGACAACTCTGCATACAATGTTGCATATTACATCGTATCTGTAGAAGATACAACTAACTCAAATACTCAAGTATCTGAAGTTGTTGTTGCAGATGATGGAAGTTATGCATCTATCACTGAGTTTGGTCAGTTATACTCCGATGCAAGTCTCGGCACTATTGATGCAGGACTTTCTGGTTCAACAACACAACTCTACTTCACACCAAATGCAGGAATAGACGTTCAAGTCAGAGTATTCCAAAATGCAGTCGGTGACATCAATGAGGAATCTACAAATGACTTCATTGACCTTACAAGTGGTTCTGTTGATACCAGCTTTGCTATTTACAGAGGAACTGAAAGTGATGTTAGAAGAGAGTTTGTCTTAACTCACGACGATCTTCCGATATTTGAGCGTTACTTTGATGGTAGTGATGTTTCTATTGCAAATACGACCACTGATAGAATTACGATTCCAAATCACTTCTTTGTAACGGGTGAAGAGATTTCATATACTCATTCTGGAGCAGGAACAACTCAAGCAATCGGTATTGCACCAACAAATATTGTTGGTTTTGGACTTACCGATAAACTTCCATCTACATTATATGCAGTTAAGGTTGATGACCTTCATATCAAACTTGCAGGAAGCGCAGAGAATGCTCTTGCTGCATTACCATCAACTCTTAATTTAACTCACGTTGGTATTGGAACATCTCATAGATTTGTTGCTAGAAAACAAAACTCAAGAGCACTTGTTTCTATTGATAATGTTATTCAATCACCAGTTGTTTCTACAGCAGTAACATCTTCACTTGCACTTGAAGCAAAAGTCATTGATGACTTGGTAACATTAACGGGTATTACATCAATATTTGGTGGAGACCTGTTAAAAGTCAACGATGAAATTATGAGAGTCAACTCTGTTGGCATTGGAACTACAAATAGAATTCTTGTTGAAAGAGCGTGGATGGGAACTGGGTTATCTACTCATTCTCCAAGTGCATTAGTCACTAAAGTTCAAGGTGACTATAACATCGTTGACAATAAGATCAACTTTGTCACTGCTCCATATGGTCCATCTCCACTGAGCACAACTTCAAACCCACCAGACTCTAGAGACTGGACGGGTATCACGACTCATTCTACATTTAGTGGAAGAACATTTATGAGATCTGGAGTTGTAGGAGCAACTACTCATCCATATGATAAAAACTACATCTTTGATAGCATCGCTGATGGGTTCAATGGCATTACAACTCAGTTTACTCTTAAGAGCGATGGAGTTGATGTTTCTGGCATTTCAACAAGCAATGCAATCATACTTGTTAATGAGATCTTCCAAAAACCACAACCAGCCACTGCACCATTTGACGGAACATACGATATCATTGAAAATGCTGGTATTTCTAGCGTTCAATTCACTGGCGCTGCAACATCTGCATTCTATGATATCAATACATCCACTCTCCCAATCGGTGGTGTTATAGTTTCGGTTGGTTCTAGCGAAGGTCTTGGATATCAACCACTAGTTGCTGCTGGTGGAACTGCTACTATCTCTGGTCTTGGCACTATCTCTGCTATTAGCATTGGAAACAGTGGTTCTGGTTATAGAGCAGGTATTCAAACTGTAGTCAACGTTGGTATTGCAACATCTAGCACTGGAACTCCTAATATTGAGTTCATTGGCACTGCTGCTATCAGTGGTGGACACATTGTTAGTGTTGCTATCACTAACCCAGGTGCTGGATACACTGCAACCAACCCACCAGTAGTTGTATTTGATGATCCATTATCATATACCAACATTCCACTGACATATAGTTCCACATCTTCTGGTATTGGAAGCAATGCAACCATTGATATTGTTGTTGGACAAGGTTCCAGCGTAATTGACTTTGAAATCAGAAATACTGGATATGGTTATGGTCAAGGTGAAACACTTACAGTTGCTATTGGCGGAACTGCTGGTATTCCAACTGATACTTCATATCCATTTGAAGAGTTCCAGATTAGAGTAGACAGAACTCAGTCAGATACATTCAGCGGATGGACTGTTGGTGATCTGCAAGTATTTGATACCATTGATGACCTTTTTGATGGTGTAACTCTTACGTTCCCACTTTCTGTTAATGGAAACCAGACAACCATCAGAGCAAGAGTTGGTTCTATCATTGATATCAAAGCAACTCTGTTGGTATTCATTAATGATATTCTTCAGGTTCCCGATCAAGGTTATATCTTCAATGGTGGTAGCTATCTGACATTCACTGAAGCACCAAAAGAGGGTGATACTTGCAAGATTCTGTTCTACAGAGGAACTGGTGATGTTGACGTTGTTGATGTTGACGTTTTAGAGACTATTAAGGTTGGTGATAACGTAAGACTCAATGACGATGACCTTGCATATAAAGAAGATGAAAGATTAGTCACTGATGTTGTTTCTACGGACACTATTCATACCAATGCATATGCTGGACCTGGAATAACTCAAAATGAAACTTACAGCAGACCACTTATCTGGTGCAGACAGAGAGATGACTTGTTTATTGATGGTAAAGAAGTCACCAAAGATAGAGTTATCTATGAACCACTGATTCAACCAACCACAAATATCATTGAGCACTTTGGAGTTGGTTCAACCGTAATGTATGTTGAAAGTGTTAGAACTTTCTTTGATAATGAACAGGAAAACTCAACTAAACAGGATAAGGTAACGGTTATCTCACAAGATTCTAAGATTGCTGCTGCAGCAACTGCTATAGTTTCTGGATTGGGTACTATTTCTGCTATCAATATTACAAATATTGGTTATGGATATAGCACAGCACCTTCTGTGACTATTGCAAACCCAGTTGGACTCGGAACCGATCAGAGAGCATCTGCAGTTGCCAATATTACCAATGGAATTGTTGACTTGATAACTGTTACTTCACCAGGAACAGGTTACACTTCATCAAACCCACCAGTTGTAATAGTAGAAGAACCAAAACCAACAACTGAAGATATTGATGATGTTTCATACGTCGGTGATTTTGGAGTTGTTGTTGGTTATGGAGTTACTACCATTGGTACTGACGATAATGCAATATTTGACTTCTATATCCCAGAAGACTCATATCTGAGAGATACAAGTGTTGTCGGAACTGCTGTTACCCTCAGTGGTATCGGAACAGGTGACTTCTTCGTTATCAACAACTCTAATGTTGGTCGTGCAAATACAACATCCTTCTCTTATAGACTTGATGGTTCAATTATCGGCATTTCTACACAATATGTCGATTCTACTTATCAAGTAAATGATACTGAAGTTATTGAGAAGGAGATTGTTGGTATTGGTACAACCACTGTTGTCAGAGTATTCACTGTTGTTGAACCAAGTGCAGGCGTCAGCACCGTCAGTATGGGTGCAAGTGATATATTCTTTGATTCTACATACTACACTTGGGATATTGCTGGTGTCACAACATATAGTGGCGCTATGACCACTTCAAACTACCTTGGAGACTTCACCTGGGGTAAGATCTTTAACCTTACAAGACCCGATCCACAACAGTTCACTTCTTACGGTTATACTGGCATCAACACATCGCCAGTTGTAGTTCGTACCAACCCCTTGAGATATATCAACTATAATACCTAATAAATACAACTAAAAGAACTTTCTATCAATGGCAAAGTTAGGAATAAATACAGGTTCTGCGCCCGATGCTGGAGATGGCGATAGTCTCCAGCAAGGTGCTATAAAAATCAATAGTAACTTTGATGAGGTTTACACTTTGCTTGGAGATGGCAGTGCGCTGGCTCCTGGTATTGTAACCTCTATCGTTGGTGGAAATAATGTACAAGTATCTTCATCTACTGGTCAAGTTACCGTAGATGTTTCAGGTAGCACTTGGGGTGAAAATTCTACTGGTATTCATACTTTATCCAATGTTGGTATTGGTACAACTAATGCAACGGATGAACTTAAGGTCTCTGGAACTGTAAAGACAGATCAATTGGTTGTTGTTGGTGTTTCTACATTCCAAAATGATGTAAACTTTGAATATGACCTGGTAATTGGAGAAGATGCTGCTCTTGAAAGAAACCTGAAAGTCACTGGTGTTTCTACTTTTGTTGGAGAATCTAATTTTGATGATAGTGTTTTAATTGCTGGTATTACTACTTGTAGCAATGACCTTGATGTATCTAATGATATTGTCGTCGGGGGTGGAGTTTCAGTAGCTGGTGTTTCTACATTTACCAATAGTGTAAATCTTAATGATGGTGCAACAATTCCAGCAGGAGACAGTCTTGATTTTGGAACTGATTTTTCAATCTCTAGATTTAGTAATCAGAATAAAGCACGTATTCAGTATACTGGTCCTGGTGATTTCACTTTTGAAATAGATGATGTTGATTTTAGAAATAGTGGAAATACTGAAACTCTTATGACCCTTAGAGATGGGGGAGGAGTAAGTCTTTACTATAACAATAACCAAAAACTTGTTACCACAAACACTGGTGTAACAGTTACAGGAGCAGTTAATGCAACCTCATTTGTAGGTGATGGTTCTGGACTGACTGGTATTAATGCTACTGGAACAGGAGTTTCTATATCTGATGGTGGTTCTTTTATCGGCGTAGCATCAGCAATCAGCTTCGGCAATAACTTATCAGTATCTCCTATCTCTGCGGGTATTGTTACTATAACTGGTCAAGCTGGTGGTGGTTCAACTGCTGATGTAAGAACTAATACTCTATCTGTTGCAGGTGTTTCTACATTTACGGGTTACACTACATTTGGAAATCATGTTTCACTAGGGGATAATGATGAAATAAGACTTGGTTCTGGTGACCTGATGAAGATGTACTATTCTAGTGCAGGAGACGTTGGTGCATTTGTTCAAAGTCTTAATAGTGATCTTCATTTGATAGGTTCTACCAGTGGTGGTGTACGCATTATAACTTACAACCAAGATTCTCTTGTTGCGAACCGACTTGGTTCAGTTGACCTATATCACAATGGTTCCAAGAAATTTGAAACCACAGGATATGGTGTTACAGTCACCGGTGGTTTGAGTGTTTCTGGTATCTCTACAATTAATGGGAATATTATTGTTGGACATAATCCGAGTACTCAGGGAAGTGGGTCTATTCTAAAAGCTAACGAACTTAATCTTACTGGTCCTAATAGCAGTGATTCAAACTCTACTTATTATAGCAATATTAGAGCAAATAAAGTCGGTGGTGGGTTTAAATATGATATAGAATTCCATTCCAATGGTTATTCTTCTGGTGACATTGGTGACTTCATCTTCTATACAAGAAACACAGGTTTCCAAAGAACCGAAAGAATGAGGTTGACTGGCGAAACTGGAAAACTGACCGTAACTGGTGATGGTAATTTTGGTGGTAGTTTAATATCTTCTTATACAGGTAATACAAAAACATATACAGTAACCACTGCTTCTAAATCATCAGCACACAGATATAATGGAACAGGAAGTGGAACTGGATATCTTATTGATGGAGTCCAAGCACCATTCTTAACACTCACACCTGGAAAAACTTATAGATTCACAAACGATAATACAGGTTCTCATCCGCTCAAGTTCTATCTTGAGGCAGATAGGACTACTGAATACACAACAGGTGTAACTTTTGACAATTCTTATACTGAGATAACAGTATCAGACACTACTCCACAAGTTCTTCATTACCAATGCACTAACCATGCATATATGGGTAATGCAGTTTATACAAATGCAAATAAGGTACAAACTCCATATAGTGCCTCTGTTGGAGCAGGTTCATCTGTTAATGGAATTGATTCTCCTGCACTTACATTATCTCATAATAACCCAATTATCACTGGAACTGCAGGAACCACTGGTGAAATTAAGCAGATTGGTGGAACACCATTCTATTATGATGGAAGTTCTTGGAGAGAGTTCGTTCTTTCTTCGGGAACGCCAGTAACTGTCCCCGCAGATACCGAGTGGGATAATGTTATCTATAGAAACACTTTTGATAGTAACTTTGTAGACGCAAAGTTTAATGTAAATGGAACAGTTGGTGGTGGTATTACTGTTGCAGGATCTCCAGTTAAAATCGGAGGAGGTGCTTTACGTATTGATGGAAGTGCTAAGTGTGGTGTAGAATATGCAAACAGAAGTGAGTATAGCTTTACAGGTTCGTGGACTATTGAGGGTTGGATTTATTTTGATGGACCTCCATCAACAAGTCGATACCACTCGTTAGTTAGTATGCTTGGCAATGGGGCCACCGAGTGGACATTTGGATATTATACTACTACAGGCAATAATGTCGTCTTCCAGTTTGCAAATGAGGTCTCTAGTAGTGGAAAGAATGTTGGCATTGTTCTTTCTACTGATCGTGCGTCTAACTGGGATTATCAATGGAACCACATTGCTTTGGTTAGAGAAGGTGATAGCGGTCGTTTCCACTTCTATATTAATGGCGTAGAACATGAGTATACCGCAGATAATATTGTTAGTGATAATGATATTGAAAATAATGAGGGTAATAAACTGACTATTGGTGCTGATCCAGTAAACTCATTTTCTCTAATAAACGGTATTTATTGGAATAATGGTTATACTGCAGATGTTTACCTCGATGACTTAAGAGTTAGTGCAGGTGTTGGAACTGCTGGTCAAAGATACACTTCTATTGGATCTTCTACCGCACAAGTATTCACACCATCAACTGTTGCACTTCCTACTACTGGAACACTTTCATCTATTACTAACCCACCAGGTGATAAATATGGTGAAATTGTTCTTGGAGGAACTCCTTCTTGGGTTGGAACATCAGGCGTCACTGTAAGTCAGCAGTCTTCTGGTAACTATCGTTTGACCTTTACAACATCTTATACCAACAGTAATGATTACTTTGCATTAGCACAAGCGATGGATCAAGGTTTTGCTTCATACGTTGGTGTTGCGAGATCTACAGATCATGTTGATTTCTCAGTCAATAGACAGAGTAATGATGCTGCTGTTGATACTGGTTCACTCTCAGTTCAGATTAAAAATCACATTTGATTTTTAAACAGCAAAAAACCTCAATAAATAAATAAAAACTCCCGCAAAATGTCTGCAATAATTACTGATCAACTTAGGATATTGAATGCAAAAAGTTTTGTATCTGCGGCTACCACGGATACAAATGCTTTTTATGCATTTGTTGGTCTTCCTAATGCATCGGACTATAGTTCTACATGGGAAACTACTCCTCCTGCTCCTAAAGATAACTTTGAGCAGGAGAATGATTATTGGGATACGATGATTGCGTTGAAAAAAGTCAACGATGGAGATGTGAAGCAAGTTGTAAAGAAGAACACCTGGACTTCTGGTACAACTTATGACATGTATCGTCATGATATTAGTAGAACTAATACTTCAAAACCATCAGGTGCAACTAGTTTATATAATGCAAACTATTACGTTGTAAACGAAGACTTTAAGGTTTATATTTGTCTTCAGAATGGAACTAACCCAGAAAACCCAACTGGAAGACCTTCTTTAGACCAACCAACTTTTACTGACTTAGAACCAAGAACTGCTGGTGATAGTGGTGATGGATATCTTTGGAAATATCTTTATACTATCAAGCCAAGTGATATTGTAAAGTTTGACTCTACAAACTTTATGCCAGTTCCAAGAGACTGGGAAACGAATACAGAAGATGCTTCCATCAGAAACAACGCTGAAAATAGCGGTCAACTGAAAATTATTACTATCACTAACCGTGGAGTTGGTGTTGGAACTGCAAATAGAACTTATACTAAAGTTCCCATTAAAGGTGATGGAAGTGGTGCAGAAGCAACTATCGTTATTAACAATGAGTCAAAGGTAGACTCTATTACCTTATCTAAAGGTGGAAGTGGTTATACTTATGGTAGTGTTGACTTAGAAACTGCAAATGTTCCAACAGGAACTACTAGACCAACTTTTGATGTTATCATTCCTCCTCAGGGTGGACACGGAGCAGATATCTATAGAGAACTTGGAGCATATAATGTTCTTGTATACTCAAGAATTGAAAATGATGAAGAAAACCCAGACTTCATCACTGGAAACCAGATTGCAAGAATTGGTATTGTAGAGAACCCAGAACAGTTTGGTAGTTCTTTACTTTTATCTGAGGCAAAAGCAAGTGCTGTTTATGCATTGAAACTTGTGGGTGCTGGTTATAGCACTGCATCATTCTCAGCAGACTCATACATCACTCAAACGATTGGTGTTGGTTCTACTGCTGTTGGTAGAGTAGTTTCTTATGATGAAAATACTGGTGTTCTTAAGTATTGGCAGGACAAGTCATTAGTTGGTTTTAATACTGATGGTTCTCAAAACAATGCACCAACATATGGTTTTGAACTGAATAGATTTACAGCATCTCCTGCGGCAGGTGGTTCATTAAATATTGTCGGTGGCAGCGTCACTTTAGGTATTCAAACTACATTTAGCGGTGTCTCAACCACAATAAATAGTAGGACATATTACCTTGGTCAAACATTTACTGAAGGGGTATCGAATCCAGAGGTTAAAAAGTATTCTGGAAATATAGTATATGTTGACAATAGACCTTCAATTACAAGGTCTGCGAATCAAAAAGAAGATATCAAAGTTATTTTGCAGTTCTAAAGAATCATGCCACAGGAAACAAATCTCAACGTCTCTCCTTATTTTGATGACTTTAATCGTGATAATTCATATTATAGAGTCTTATTCAAGCCTGGGTATCCGGTTCAAGCAAGAGAACTGACCACAATGCAGTCCATGCTGCAGAATCAGATTGAGCAGTTTGGAAATCATACATTCAAAGAGGGATCAGTTGTTATTCCTGGACAGTTAAGTTACAGGAATGACCTGAGTTATGTAAAACTTGAAAATATTTTCCAGGGTATTCCTGTAGAAGCTAACTTACCATTTATTCCTGAGCAGGAAATTCGTGGTCAGACTAGTGGAGTTACTGCTGTTGTTGAGAGATTTGTCTCCACAAATAGTGGCGCTGAGAACACAACTCTTTATGTTAGATATCTTTCTTCTGGTTCTGATAACTCCCAGGAGACTTTCTTGGATGGAGAGAACCTTGAGATTATCAATGAACTGAATATTACTGATCCTGCCGATAGTGAGTTTGCAAGTTTCCAAGCAGGAGAAGTTTTTGCAACTGTAAAAGCACAAGATGCTACAGGTCCTGGATCTGGTGTTGCAATTCAAGAAGGGGTATATTTTTTAAGAGGAACTTTTGTAGATATTAATGAGGACTTTTTGTTCCTTGAAGAATATTCTAACGTTCCAAGTTACAAAGTTGGTTTTAAAATATTTGAAGAGATTGTCAATTCATATGAAGACCCAAGTCTGAATGACAATGCGAAAGGTTTTTCAAACTACGCAGCACCAGGTGCAGATAGATTCAGAATATATGCTCAACTTACAAAAGTAGAATTAGATAGCACTGATACTGATAACTTTGTAGAACTTGCAGAAATTAGAGATGGTAATCTTATCACTATCTCAAATACTCCTGAATATAATATCTTATCAGAAGAGTTTGCAAAAAGAACTTATGATGAGTCCGGTGACTATTATGTAAAGGCACCTAATGTTACTGCCAAAGAAACTTTAAATAATTTAAAAGGCAATAACGGTGTATTTAATGAAGAACAAGTAACTTACAACGGCAATACTCCAAGTGAAGACCTTGGAACGTATGAAATTGCCCCAATGACGGCATACGTTCAGGGTTTTGAAGTAGAAACTCTGAGTCCTGTATTTTTAGACTTTGATAAACCAAGAGAAACAAAAGAATTAGAAAATCAAAGTATTAACTACTTCACAGGACCAACATTTACACTCAACAGAGTTTATGGTTCTCCAAATATTGGTATCGCAACTGGATATACAGTATCTTTGAGAGATGAAAGAGTTGGTGCATCTCAAACCACTGCACCTGGCACTGAAATCGGTCTTGCAAGAGTATATGACTTTGCATTAGAGTCTGGTTCATATAGTGCATCTAACCCAGATGAAAACCAATGGGACATTGCACTTTATGATATTCAAACTTATATTGATATTGAGTTAAACGAACCCATTTCTCTGAGTGTTCCAACTCACGTAAAAGGTAGAGAAAGTGGTGCAGTTGGTTTCTTGCGTTATGATACTAATGATAGCAGACAGTTTACTGTATATAACACCAAAGGTTCATTCTCTCTTGGAGAAAAACTGATCTTTGACGGTATTGAAAATACTAGAGTTTCAACAGCAGTAACGGCAAAAGGTATTGGTGATGTAAAGGCTGTCCACGGAATGGTTGGTAGTGGATACACATTTACTGGCGATACTGTACAGTCATCTCGCTTCTCAATCGGTCAAGTTAACATCACAGGTAACAGTGGAGGTATCAGTACGGTATCCGCAGCAAATGCTATCTTTGTTGGTATCGCAACTGTCGGAAACCTTGTAGCGTTCTCAAACCCAGGTTTAACCGTAAACACATTTGCAAGAATTGAGTCAGTTTCTCTCAACTCTCTGACCATCAGTGGAGTTACAACAGTTACTGATGTTGCTGATGGCGGTCTTCCTACTTCTGATATCAACCCATCAGACTTTAGAATACTGACCACAAGACTTCAGTCTTCTACTGATAATACTCTTTATACTCCATTACCTAAGCAAAACGTTGCTAACGTTGACTTAACAGAGTCAAACTTGAGCATTAAGAAGCAGTATGATGTAACTATTACTGCTAACTCAACTGGTGCTATCAATGCGGGACCAAACCTGACATTCTTACCTTATGATGAAGAAAGATATACTTTAATTGGCGAGGATGGAACAACTGAAGAGTTGAGTCCTGATAAGTTGGTCTTTACCAATGGTTCTCAGACTCTTACCTTCATCGGTTTGAGTGGTGCAGGAGATGCTAAGTTAATTGCATCACTTAGAAAAACCACTGTAAAAGAGAAGAAGAAAATTAAGTCCAGAGCACAGACTATTGTTATTGATAAGTCTAAGTATTCTGCTTCTGGTATTGGTGCAACTACTCTTAACGATGGTCTTACTTATGGTAACTATGCATATGGTACAAGAGTACAGGATGAAGAAATTGCATTACTCAAGCCAGATGTAACTAAACTGAATGGTATTTTTGAGTCTAGTGGAACTGGCGATCCTGAGTTACCTTCCATTATTGTTTCTTCTTTAGATGGTCCTACAAATAAGACAAATGATCTTATTCTTGGAGAAGAGTTTATTGGTTCTTCTAGCGATGCAATCGGTATGTTTGCAGAGCGTGTCAATGACCTGAAGTTGTCATTCATTAATCTGAATAATAACAGATTTACTGATGGCGAAGAAATTACATTCAAAGAATCTGGTATCAAAGGATTTATATCTTTGGTTGATGACGGTGATACCAATATCACTTCTTCATATACTTTAGACAATGCTCAGAGAAAAACTATCTATGATCAGTCCAGAGTAGTTAGAAAGACTGGAGTCAGTGAACCAACCAGAAAACTGAAAATTGTATTTGAGTCTGCTACTTTTGACGCGGCAGATGATGGTGATATTACTACTGTTAACTCATATGAGCAGTTCCACTACTGCAACATTCCAGAAGTAAATGGAATTAGTAATGCTGATATGATTGATATCAGACCAAGAGTTTCAACTCCTGATATCACAGAAAACGCTAGATCTCCTTTTGAGTTCCTTTCTAGATCTTTTACGCAACAAGGAAACTCGGCAGCAAACGTATTAGCATCTGATGAGTCTTTTGTAATAAAATATTCTTTCTATCTTCCAAGAATTGACAAGATATACCTTACAAAAGATGGTATTTTCCAGGTAAACCAAGGTGTTCCTGCAGAAAACCCACAGGAACCAGTTGGAAGTGATGATGCTTTAGAGGTAGCAACTGCAATTTTACCAGCATACCTCTGTAATGTTGATGACGTTGTGCTTGACGTAACTCAGCACAAGAGATATAGAATGCAAGATATTGCAAAACTTGAGGACAGAATTAAGAACCTTGAGTTCTATACTGCATTGACTCTTCTTGAGGTTGACACTCAAAATATGCTTATCCGTGATGCTAACGGATTGAATAGATTCAAGGCTGGTTTCTTTGTTGATGATTTCTCATCAACTCTTGTACAGAAGAAAGTTACGACTGTTAAGAATAGTATTGATATTGGAGAAGGCGAGTTAAGACCAACACACCATACAACCTCTATTGACCTGTTACTTGGAACCAATGCTCTTGCTGGTATTGGAACTAATGTAAATCCATTGGCAGATGGTAGAACTGATACAAGTCTCGTTGGTTCTGGTGTTAAAAGAACTGGACAAGTAGTCACTCTTGACTATGAAGAAGTCAGTGCAATAACACAACCATATTCAACCAGAGTTGTAAATGTAACTCCATATGCTGTAGGTTTCTTTGGTGGTTCTATTTCTCTCTTCCCATCATCTGATGTTTGGGTCGATCAGGTAAGAGTTGCACCTAAGACTATCATCGCAGAAGGAAATTACACTAAGACTCTTTATCAGTTGTCTGAAGAAGGGTTTGATAAGCAAACTGGTCTTGGTCCTGTAACGTGGGGTTCTTGGGAGACTGTTTGGACCGGTGAGTCCAAGACTACATCTACAAGAGAAGTCACTAGAAACTATCAAGTTATTGAAGAGACTATTGAAACGACCACCAAGACTGGTACTAAGTCTAGAACGGGAACAAGAAGAGCACTTAAAGAAGAGTTTGATAACAATTCTTTTGGAGATCAAGTTCTCAGCAGTCAAGTAATTCCTTATGTAAGGTCTAGAAACGTTGAATTTACTGCTAAGAAGATGAAACTCTTTACAAGAGTTTATCCATTCTTTGATGGTGTTGATGTCAGTAAGTACATCATTCCAAAGTTACTCCAAGTCACTATGACTCAGGGAACATTCCAGGTAGGCGAAACAGTTCACGGTTCTTTCAATATTCCTGGTCTTCTTCATTCATCTTACATTAGATTTAGAGTCGCTACACCAAATCATAAGTATGGTCCATATAATGCACCAAATGATGTCTTTACAACAAATCCATATGATCAGACATTGACCATACCAGATGCATATTCAACAACTTCAACAATATTGAACGTTGATACTTATAGTCTGGCAAACCAACCACAAGGTCAGTTCTATGGTAGTGTTGAAGTTGGTATATCACTTAGAGGTCAAACAAGTGGAGCAGAAGCAACACTTGATAGTATGGCACTTGTAACCGACCACGTTGGTACACTTATTGGTTCTTACTTTATTCCAGATCCCAATATTCTAACGAATCCCAAGTTTGAAGCGGGAACTAAGTTGTTTAGACTTACTAGTAGTGATACAAACGCTCAGATTCCTGGTGCTGCAACAACTAGTGCAGAAGAAAATTATTTCGTAGAAGGTAAGGTTAACACCGTACAAGAACAAATAATTTCTATTAGAAATGGTAAGGTTGTAACAGAAAAACCAGTTGAAACTGAAAATGTATCTAAGGAGGAAACACCTGTCGTAATTGATAGTAAGGTTCTTAGAAATCTCCCAAGACCTGCACCTAGTTCTGGTGGCGGTGGCGGCGGTGGTGAAAAAATCTACCGAGGTATTGCGACTGGTTACATTGTCGCAACAGGTACTTATGGTACTGTTAACCAGAATGCTGGTAACTACTCACCATGGAGAGCATCACAAGGTCAACCAGCAGTTATCTCACAACCTGCTATTGGACAAGGTGCTATCCAGAGAGCGGTTTCAAATGGATACTCACCATCATCTATTAGAGCTTGGATGAGTCAACCTGGCGTTATCGTGGGTCCATGGGCAGCTGCCTGGGCAAGAAGTGATATCAACCTTAAGAAGAACATCGCTCCTATTGATAATGCTCTAAATAGATTGATGAATATATCTCTTTGATAATGATAGAAAAGATAATGAACATAAGTGGAAATAGTTATGAATGGAATGAAGATATGAAAAACTTGACTGGTAGAACTGGAGTTCATCATGGAGTATTAGCTCAGGAAGTTCAAAAAGAATTTCCTGAGATGGTTATGAAAGGTAATGACGGTTATCTTCGTGTCGATTACATTCAACTCATTCCTGTTATGATTGAAGCAATAAAAGAGTTAAAACAGGAAATAGATCAACTTAAACAAGATAAATAACAAAATAAGGAACCCTATAATACAATGAGAGTCGTAGATCCACTAGCACAATCATTTTATGTTGAGGAACCAACAGGTATCTTCGTAACCTCTATTGATCTGTTCTTTTATTCAAAAGATGAGACTTTACCGGTAACGGTTCAACTCAGACCAATGGAGTTAGGTCTCCCTACTACAAAGTTGTATCCTTTTAGTGAAGTTGTCATTGACCCCAAAGACATTGAACTTTCAGACGATGCAACTGTTCCTCACAGGGTAACATTTGAATCTCCAGTTTACTTGAGAGGAGATACATTCCATTCTGTCGTCATCCTCTCAAACTCTGATAAGTATAATGTTTGGGTTTCTAAGTTGGGTGAAATTGATATTACGAATCAGTCTGGACCAGAGTCTAAGCAAATCTTTGTAGCAAAACAACCTCTTCTTGGTGGATTATTTAAGTCTCAAAATGCTTCTACTTGGAACGAGTCACCATATGAAGACTTAAAATTCACTCTTTACAGAGCAAACTTTACAGAAACATCTGGCAACTTCAACTTATATAACCCAGAACTTGGAGTTGGTAATGGTCAGATTGCAACATTACTCCCCAACTCACTGGAGTTTTCATCAAAAAGAATTCGAGTTGGTTTAGGAACTACAGTTCAGGATAGTGGTCTTGAACTTGGAAATACAGTTCTTCAACTAGCATCAAATGCAACAGGTAACTATGTTGGTTCTGCTGGAACTTCAACTGGAGACCTGAGAATTATTAATGCAGGTATTGGATTCACACCATCTCTTGGAAATTCTGTTTACACTGGTGTTGCTCTAACAAGCATCACTGGAACAGGTAGAGATGCAACAGCAGATATTACTATCACCAATGGAGTAGCAGTTGCTGCAACGGTAAGAGCAGGTGGTACTGGATATGTTGTTGGTGATGTCTTAACTGCAACACAAATTGGTTCACAAGCACTTGGAAGAAACTTACAGTTATCAGTTCAAGGTTTAAGTGGAACAAATGAACTGATACTTGATAATGTTCAAGGAGACTTTATTACTGGTGCAGCAAGTACTGTTCAATATACAAATAGTTTAGGTGTTACGACTTCACTTAATGCATCTATTGGTGCAAATGTAACTATTCCTGCTGATGGTATCCAAACAATAACTGATGGTCTGCACTTTAAAGTCAACCATAAGAACCACGGAATGCACGCCGGTGAAAATATCGTAACGATATCTGGTGTATTTGGTGAAGTAAAACCAATCAAACTAACTGCTGGATATAGTAACACTGAAACTGGCGATATTCCTGTAAATGATACCGTAAACTACTCAACTTTTGAGAATGTTGGAGTAAGCAGCACTAATCCTGGATATGTTCTGATTGGTGAAGAAATAATTGCATATGAAGGAGTTACTGCTAGTACTCTCACAGGTGTTACTAGAGAAATAGATCAAACAAAGGCATTTACATACACTGAAAATACTTTAGTCTACAAGTATGAAATTGATGGTGTTTCTCTGAGAAGAGTCAATACAAATCATACTCTTCAAGACTCAACTGTCGCTGATGATATTGAACTTGACTACTATCACGTCAAGATTGATATGTCACAAGATGGTAAGACTGATCCATTACCAAATGGACAAGTTGATAGAAGTGTTGGAACAGTGTTTCCTAAACTGTATATCAATGAGTCTAAGTCTACTGGTGGTAACACAGTCAATGCAACTCAGAACATTCAGTTTGAGATTGCAAGACCAAATATTCAGGTGATGTCTCTTAATGGCACAAACGTTAGTGCAAAAACCAGAACAATATCTGGAACCAGTGTTGATGGCGAAGAGTTCTCCTTTATTGATAAAGGATTCAATGATATTAGCCTTAACGCTAACAACTATTATGATTCACCAAGACTCATTGCTTCCAAAGTAAATGAAGATGAGAGACTTGATACTCTTCCAGGCAATAAGTCTCTGAATGTCAACCTTCAACTCTCTTCAGCAAACCCAGTTCTATCTCCACTCGTTGACTTAGATAGAGCAGCAATGATTCTGGTAACCAACAGAATCAATAGTCCTATTGAAAACTATGCAACTGATAATAGAGTTGCAACACTCAGAGAAGATCCATCGGCATTTGTCTATGCTACTAGCACTATTGAACTTGAAGTTCCTGCAACTTCACTGAGATGTATGGTTGCTGCTTATGTCAACACTTCTAGTGACTTGAGAGCATTGTATGCTCTTCAGAATGATCCATCCGAAGAAGCAATTTACTATCCATTCCCAGGTTATTCAAACTTGAATAGTTTGGGTCAAGTAGATAATCCTTCACTGAGTGATGGTACTCCAGATAAGAAGACACCAAAAACTGATGTCTTAGGTTTTGAGAGTCCTGAACTCATCTTCCGCGACTATGAGTGGAATGTTGATAATCTGGCACCATTCAGATACTTCAGTATTAAGTTGATTGGTTCTTCTACTAACCAAGCATTCCCACCAAGATTCAGAGACTTTAGAGTTATTGCACTTGCTTGATATGAGATATTCAAAAGTTGAAGGGAATAAAAACTTAGTTCGTGATGAACAGACTAGAGCAATATTAAATACAAATAAAACAGAGTATGACAACTATATTACTCTCAGAAACATCAAAAACTCTGAAGTTGAAAGAATGCAACAACTTGAGAGTGATGTTTCTAATATGAAGAATGATCTCAATGAGATTAAAGATCTGCTGAGATCTCTAGCAAACAAACCCTAAATATTACAGGATAAGTTGTAGAAATGGCGCAACCATCATCTAGACAAGAATTAGTAGATTATTGCAAAAGGCAACTTGGTGCCCCTGTATTAGAAATCAATGTTGCTGATGAGCAAATTGATGACTTAGTAGATGATGCGTTGCAGTATTTTCACGAAAGACACTTTGACGGAGTATCTCAAATTTACTTAAAGTATGAGATTACTCAAGATGATGTTGACAGGGGTAGAGGTAATGTTGGTACGGCAACCACAACTGCAACTACAACAATAGGTGGTTCTTCAGTCTCATTTAACTTTGAAGAAAATAGCAACTATCTTCAAGTTCCTCCTTCTGTCATTGGAGTAAATAAGATATTTAAGTTTGATGGTACTAATAGCATCTCGAACAATATGTTCAGTGTTAAGTATCAGTTATTCTTAAATGACATTTACTTCTGGGGTTCAACAGAAATGTTGACCTATGCAATGACCAAAACATATCTTGAAGATATTGACTTTTTACTTACTACTGAAAAGCAGATAAGGTTTAACCAGAGAATGGATAGACTTTATTTGGATATCGACTGGGGAAGTGCAACGGCTGGACAATATATTGTCATTGACTGCACAAGACTTTTAGATCCAAACGATTTTAGTAGAGTTTATAACGACTCTTTCCTTAAAAAATATCTTACTATTCTCATCAAGAAACAGTGGGGACAAAACCTTATTAAGTTCCAAGGAGTAAAACTCCCTGGTGGTATTGAACTGAATGGAAGACAAATATATGATGATGCTCAAAGAGAACTTGACCAGTTAATGGAAAGAATGTCCAATACATATGAACTTCCACCATTAGATATGATCGGATGATATGCTTAACCCATTTTTTCAACAAGGTTCAAAAACAGAACAGTCTTTAATACAAGACTTAATTAATGAACAACTCCGTATGTATGGAGTTGAGGTATATTATATTCCAAGAAAATATGCCACGACAAATACAATAATAAGAGAAGTTATTGAGTCTAAGTTTGACAATGCATATCCTATTGAGGCATATGTTAATACTTATGAAGGATATGAAGGACAAGGAACTATCCTATCAAAGTTTGGTGTTCAACCTTTAGATGATCTGACACTTACGATATCTAAAGAAAGATTTGAAAACTATATTACTCCTCTGACAGAAAGTTTACCAAATATTGAACTTTCAACTAGACCGAAAGAAGGAGACTTAGTATATTTTCCATTGGGAGATAGACTGTTTGAAATTAAGTTTGTAGAACACGAAAAACCATTCTATCAACTTCAGAAGAACTATGTTTATGAACTGACTTGCGAACTCTTCAGATATGAAGATGAAGTTCTGGATACTGGCGTTGATGAGATTGATGATAATATCAAGGACGAGGGTTACATTCAAACTCTTACCCTTGTTGGAACTGCAGTAACGTCAACAGCAAATACATATATCGTTTACAGTGGAGTAAGATCTATTACTCTATCCAATAGAGGAGATGGATATTCTTCAGCACCTAGAGTTGCTATTTCTTCTGCACCAAGTGGAGGAATAACTGCTGTAGGTGTTGCAACTATGATTGGAGACTTGGTTGATTGTACTGGCGATAAGGGAGCATCCAAGGTTCAGGGTGTAGAATTAGTAAATGCAGGTTCTGGGTATACTGTTGCACCGTCAGTAGCATTCTTCGGCGGTGGAGGAGCAGGAGCAGCAGCCACAGCGTCTATTGGAACAGGTGTTGTAGGTATTGTTACTGTAATAGGTGGTGGTTCTGGATATACAACTTCTCCAGCAGTAACATTTAGTATGCCAAAACACGTAGGAGCTGCTGCAACTGCGGTTTTAAATTATCCAATAGTTGGTGGAGGTGTAAGTGTTGTTTCAGCACCAATTAGTATTGGAGGAACTGCATTCCTTTTCCCAGGAGGAACAACTGGAGGTGTATTTTATAGAACTGCACCAACAGTTACTTTTTCCTTACCAACAGGCACTGGAAATGCTGCAGAAGCAGTTGCAACTTTAGATAACATATCACAAACTGGAGGAACAGTAAAAACTCTTGGAATTACAACAGGAGGTAAATTCTATACTAGTACTCCAACTGTAATAATTGAACATCCAGGTACAAGTTACGCTACAGCGACAGTTGGACTTGCTGGAAGTAGCATAGATCCAGGTTCAGTTGCTTTCTCAACGACTGGTAGAGCATATAGAACTAGACCTAATGTTGCTATTACAACATCTGGCAACATGCTTCCTCCGTATCAACAGGCTGTTGGTATTGCAACAATTCATCCAATTACAGGTATCGTTACTGCAGTTTCCTTTGATGTTTCTGATCCATGGGCAGTAGGTACAGGAGCAACAGTTGGTTCAGGTTATACAGTTGCACCTAACATAGTTTTCTCTGGTGACACTGCAGCAACAAGGGCAACTGCAACAGTTACAGTTTCTATTGCTGGTACGGTGAATTCCATCAGTATTGGAAATAGTGGATATGGTTATATCACAACACCTACTGTTACTATTGGTCCATCTCAAGGTGGTGATGAACAGTTTAGAGCACTTGGTATTGCAACCATTAGGGCAACTTCGATAAAAACTCAAGGAACAATTGGTATTGGATCAGATACTATTACTGGAGTTACTACAACCAATATCGTTGTTGGCGATAGAGTTAGATTGGGTGTTGGTTACAGTGATTATTACAATTTCATTCCTTCAGATACATTTGTTACTTCTATTGGTTCTAGTACTATATCCATTAATAATGCGGCAACTAATGTTGGTATAGCAACTTCAGTCTTTGAATTTGGTAGAGAAAACTGTGGTATTGTCACTGGAATCGCAGTTACATATGGAGGTGGAGGATATTTAGCACCACCAACAGTTACCATCAGTAATGAAGTATCTGAGAAAAATTATATAGATTTCCCAGGAATATCAACCGCAACTGGAACAGCAGTTGTCAATGATGGAGGAACTGTAACTCAAATTAATATTCTTGATGGTGGTTACGGATATACAGTCATACCAGAGGTAACTGTCGCTGCACCTGTTGGTTCTGGTTCTACTATTGGTATTGGTACGTTTATCTATAATGAGACCGTTACAGGAAGTGTAAGTGGTAATACTGCTCGCGTAAGAGAGTGGAATGCTGATACTACGAAACTTGAACTTGGAAACGTGACTGGTGATTTCGTACCAGGAGATGTTATAACAGGTGAAACTTCTGGTGCAATTTATAAGGTTAGAGTTGTTAACACAGATAACCTTGTTGATCCATATGCTCAGAATGATATCTTTGAATCTGAAGGTGATGCTATCCTCGACTTCACTGAGGGCAACCCATTTGGAACTCCTTCCTAAATAGTATATCGTATTGGTTGAAAAATGTTTGAGTATTTTTACCACGAAATATTAAGAAGAACCGTAATTGGATTCGGAACACTCTTCAATGATATCAATATCCGCCATACGGATTCTTCTGATAACACTGTAAGCGAACTGAAAGTTCCGCTTGCATATGGTCCTACTCAAAAGTTTCTTGCCAGACTAGAGCAGGTAGCAGACCTGAACAAACCAACTCAGTTGTCTCTGCCAAGAATGTCTTTTGAGATGATTGGTCTGAGTTATGACCCATCAAGGAAGGTAACTTCTACTCAAACATTTATTGCTGGACTTAACAGCGATAAAAAGAAACCAAGAAAGACATATATGCCCGTGCCATATAATATGTCTTTTGAGTTAAGCATATACACAAAGTTAAATGATGATATGCTTCAAATTGTGGAGCAGATCTTACCATATTTCCAGCCAGCATATACTTTGACTGTTGACCTTGTAGATCAAATAGGAGAGAAGAGAGATATCCCTGTGGTATTTGAAGGCATCACAATGTCTGATGACTATGAAGGCAACTATCAGACAAGAAGGTCTCTCATTTATACTTTGAGATTTACTGCAAAGTCTTATCTGTTTGGTCCTATCTCCGATCCTTCCAAAGATATCATCAAGAAGGTTACTATTGGTTATGTTACTGGCGACAGAACAGATACACCAACCAGAGATAT